ATGACATTGCATGGTACCAGCATGTCAGATTTTATACCTAAGTCTGAGCTTAAATCAAAAATCGAGCAGGCGGTAGCAGAAGCACAAAACAGCGCTCCTGCACCAAATATTAAGGATAGTGATGACTACAAAGCATTGCAGAAAGAGTTTGAGGGCTACAAGAAAAAAATCGAAACTTCAGCTGAATTAAAAAAAGGCGGAGTGAAGGATAAATTTATTGACAACGTTTATTCTTTGCTTGATGACAGCAAGCCTGCGGCTGAACAGTTAGATGCTATTCGAGAAAAATATGAGGAATATTTCACCTCCACGGAACAGCCGGTGCAGAGTAGCACACCGCAATTTGGAGCGGAAGTAAAAGGACGTATGCCGTCCGGAGAGACAAAACCCGGCTTTTTGGATTTGTGGGGACTAAAACAGAAAGGATGATAAAATAAATGGCTTTTTCACAGTCAAATTTAAACTATGCAACAGAATACAGTAAAGCAATGGCCAATGCTTACCCGTATTGGTCATATTTTTCAGATTTGTACGGTAGTCCAAACAGCGCAACATATAAGCCGCTTAGCGGCAAATCGGTTGCTGTACAGAGCATGGAAGTTAGCGGGGCACATGCTGTTAATCGTGATCAAATAAACGGGACATTTAACCGTAATTTTAACACTGAACAGCAAGTGCTTACCATGCGCATGGACAGGGAATGGGAAACACTTGTTGATCCTATGGATATACAAGAGGATCCGATTGTAAATATAGCAAATATTACGAAAACTTTTAATGAGTTCCAAAAAGTGCCAGAACAAGATGCGTATGCAGCTTCTGCACTTGCGGCGGCAGCTGCTGGGTTTGGCAGTGTAGATACTACCACGTTAAGTGCAGACAACATTTTGGAAACTTGGGACGGATACCTTGCATACATGGTCAATCAGCGTGTTCCGCGTGACCGTATCCGCTGTAAAATGACACCAGATACCTACAAGCTTTTAAAAGAGGCTGCGGGAATTACACGTTTTGTTGAGGCGGATACAGGCGTACGAAATATAGACCGCAATGTTGGCAAGCTTGATGGTGTGGCAATCATGGAAGTTCCAAAGGACTTGATGATGTCAGCATATGATTTTACTAACGGTTGGGTTATTGACCCTAATGCCAAACAAATTAATTTACTCATGTTTGACCCGCTGGCTATTGCTGCGCCTGTAGTTTATGACACGTCAATGATGACGGCGCCCTCAGCTCAATCCAAGGGTAAATGGCTTTATTATGAGCGCTATTATTATGATGTGTTTGCGCTAAATCAAAGGCTCCCGGGCATATTTGTTAATCTTGCATCAGCTCCTGCACTGGGGACTATAACCTTTACAACAAGCGCAGGTGCTGACAGTACACATACCATAATTAACGGGTTAGAGCCGGCGCCTTATGGGATGGAATATGTAGCAAAATCAGGCGCAAGCGCCGACCTGCCGGATTATGCTGAAGCGTGTAGCAGCGGATGGACTGTTGTACATAACGGAGATTCATTTACAACTGCTTCCGGGCAGGTTATAACATTGGCGCTGGTTAATACCACCAAGGGCAATACAGCTGTTGCCGCAGGTTCGGCTGCTGCTGTAGTAGGCTCTTAGGGGGGCTGAAATATGGCGTACATAAGTTATGAGCAATTTATAGATATTTATGGGGGACAGCAGATTTCCGAGGAGGATTTCCCCGTGTACGCCGGTTTAGCAAGTGATATAGTTGACAATATCACGCGCTATAGAATCATAAAGGGCGGAGGTATTTCCGCCCTCCCTCCGTTTTTGCAGGAAATAGTGCAGAAAGCAACAGCAGCACAAATATTGTATTTTACCCAAATAGGGCTTGAAACTGTGCTTACTGGGCAGGCAGGACAATCATTTACTGTGGGTAAGGTGTCTGTTTCAGGCGGCGCACTTTCAGCGGGGACAAAAGCAGCCAAGCTTTTAGTGAGCCCTATGACTTTGGCTATGCTTGAACAAACCCCTTTAATGGAAAGGAGTGTGCAAGTATGCTCAGACCGATTCCTAAATCCATTTTGGGGGATATAGCAACTATTAAGGTGTGTACAGGCGTTGATGCATGGCAAGAGCCCCAATGGCAGAAATATATAGTAAAAAATGTACATATTCAAAGCACTAATGAGGTTCGCAAAACCAAAGAAAATACCGAGGTTGTGCTGCGGTCGATATTGTTTATTGACAGTAGGTTTTCACTGCCAAAATTAAATTATGATATGCTTGCAACGCAATCACAAAAAGCAGGCGCACTTATGAGATGTGAGGTATACAGTTCATCCGGCGAAAAGTATGGAGAGTATGAAGTGCTAATAGTAGATTCAGTGCCTGATGTGCCATCTGGCCGAATACATCATTATGAATTGGGGTTGGTATAATGGCAGTAAAAATATTATCCGATAAAAATGCAATTAAAAAAATGGTGGCAGCTGGAGCACAGAGCGCCAGAATTGCCCTTACAGAAGCTATTATTGAGTACGGCAACAAGTATGTAAGGATTGACCAGGGCACATTAAAAGACAGCTCATACATACATAGCAAGCCGGAGCAAGGCCAGGCTATATGGGACACGCCTTATGCAAAACGTATGTATTATACCGGGCATCCTGTCAAAGACATTAACCAGCAAGCATCGCTGATGTGGGCGGAAAAAGGCGTTAAAACAAATAAAAAAGAGCTTGATTCTATTGCACAAAATGCATTTGTAAAAGGGATGATGAAAAAGTGAGTGTATACACGGATGTCTTAAATGCAGTTATTGAGCTTATTAATAATACAAATCCATATGCAAAAGTTACAGTAGGCTCTATGCCAGCAGAAAACGGTATTTCCATTGCTTGGACATCATCCGTTAACAATACATTTTTTAATAAATTTGCAGCAGTTGAAATGACTGCTGTTTTAAATGGTAAGCATAAAAAACAACAGACCGTTGCAGATGGTTTGGGTGCTATACATACATCGTTATCCATGCGCAAGCATTATCCTATTGCGGATAATTTCCAGATAACGGATATATCAACATTAAGTGCGCCGAGCTATCTGGGGCGGGAACAGAATAACCAATGGCTCTATGGCTCAAGCCTTAGGGTCAAATTTTATTTAAGGGGGAATTGATATGGCGGCATATGGGCTAATGCCTATGTATAATTTAACGGCTAAAATCGGGACAGAAAGTACAGGCTCGCCCACTCCGACATGGACTTATTCAGAGCTGGGTGAAGGTCTTGATAATATTGCCGAGGCATTAAATGAAGTAGTGCAGCAGTTTTTCTTTTTATCTGATGATGGCTTTGCACGCAATCATGTAACTGGTATGGCGCCGGCCTACACGTTTACAGGCAGGCGCACGGTCGGCGATGCTGCGCAGGACTTTATTTTTGCGAATAAATTTGCACTTGATACTGAGCGGCAATCATCTTTCCAGCTGTCATATATAGATGGCGAAGGTGCAACGGTAGAGATAACTTGTGACTGTACCATATGTAATATCCAAGAGTGGTCAGGCGCTACTACAGATGACAGTGCTATTTCGTTTGAAATCCGATTTGACGGTAAACCCGAGCTGGAAACTACACCGGCCTAGCCAATGTAAAAAATCAAGGCGGGGGGTTATATCCCCCGCCAAAAGCTAAAGGAGAAAGCAATGTATAAAATTACAAAAACAAAAAAGCTTATTGACCAACTCGAACTTGTGGACGGAGATAAAAAGGAGCTTGTAGAAGTTACTATTGATTTGAATGTGGAGAATATAAAAAGATACAGGGTATTACAAATAAAAGCAATAGAACTGCAGAAGCAGCACAGCAATAATTCAGAGCCAGACAACGAGGATGAAATTCTTTCTCAAATAGGCACGTGCGTAATAGACATCTTTGTTTTGCTTTTTGGAGAAAAGGCTACAGATAAGATATTAAAGTTTTATGAAAATGATTATACGCAAATGTTTTATGATATTTACCCTTACATAGAGGATGTTATTATCCCGGAAATTAAAAGAACGATAAAAATTCGTGCACAACAGATAAAAAAGAGGTTTAAATAGTTATGCTTTCACTATGTGAAAAGCTGAAAAACCATGTTGTTTATGATAACAGACGATACAAAATAAAGCCAACGGTAGCGCGGGTTCTTACAGTGATAGAGGTTTTGCAGGCTGATGAATTTTCAGATATTGAAAAATATAATATTTGTCTTGATTTGCTTGTAAAATCGCATTTAAAAATGTGCTTTTATAAACCAGACAAAATAAATCTGCTTAATGCAATATTAAAAACTATTATAGGCTCAAACAGTAAAAATAACAACGAGAATAAAGTTATTGATTTTTTTCAGGATGCGGATTATATATATACAGCATTTTTACAAGTGTATAATATTGATTTAATTTCTTTAATGGACAAGCTAGATTGGCGCATGTTTATAGCAATGCTGGGGTCTTTGCCGGCAGATACGCGTCTGATGCAGATAATTGATATAAGAACAAGAGATATACCAACACAGACTAAGTATAATTATAAAGAGCGCGCGAGGCTTGTCCGCCTTAAATATCAATATCGATTAGAGACTACAGAGGAACAGAAAAAAGAGGATTTTCAGCGCGGACTTGCCAAAATGGCACAAGTGCTAGGGGCGATGGCGAAACGAACAAAATAAAATGCCCATATTGCAATTATTCTATGCCGATATTTGCAGATAAAACTGCTGTATGTAAAGGAGTATGGGTTAGATGCAAAGGGCGTAACTGCAAAAAGATATTTGAAATTAAAATAGAAAATAACAAGGTCAGGTAGAGCCATTGTGCCGATGACTGCTTTAGATAAGGAGTGGTTATATGGCAGATGGCAAAGTGATATATGAAGCACAAATAGATGACAGCAATGTTGATAAAGACATAAAAAAAGTTGAATCAAAAATGAGCTCAGGGTTCAGCAAGATAGGTTCTACGGCGTCTGCGGTTGGCAAGGTTGGGGCAGCAGCACTTACAGCAATTGGCACTGCTGCGGTTGCCGCTGGAGGAATGGCTGTAAAATCATCAGCATCTTTGGAATCTGCCATGACGCAGCTGGGGAATGCAACTGGCGTTTCAGGCTCTGAGCTCGAGGATTACGAGGAAACTCTAAAAAGCATATACACAAATAACTATGGTGAAAGCTTTGACGATATTGCTAACGCAATGGCCACAGTACGTCAGCAGATGGGAGAGCTTGACCAGGCAAGCTTGCAAAATATAACTGAATCAGCATTCCAACTACAGACAACATTTGGATATGACATAAACGAATCTGTACGTGCAGCAAATGCGCTTATTACCCAATTTGGGATTGATGGGGACAAGGCAATGAATCTTATTGCCAGTGGCGCTCAAAACGGGCTTGATTATTCAGGCGAAATGCTTGACAGTATCAGTGAATATTCTGTCCAGTTCGCAAAAATGGGGATGTCCGCTGATGAAATGTTTCATATTTTCCAGTCGGGCGCAGAAAGCGGAGCCTGGAATTTAGATAAAATTGGCGATGCGATAAAAGAAAACGCTATCAGGGTCATTGATTTTTCAGACACAACAAAGGACGCCTATGATTCGCTTGGATTGGATATAGATGAAATGTCCAAAAAATTTGCCTCGGGCGGAGAATCTGCAAGAAAAGCCTTTGACCAAGTGATGACCGGGCTTGCTGCCTTAGAAGACCCAGTTGAGCAAAATCGTATAGGCGTTGAACTTTTTGGCACGATGTGGGAGGACTTGGGCCCCGAAGTTGTAGGTCAGCTTAATAATATAGGCGAAGGTGCCTATGGGGCAGCTGATAATCTGGATAAAATGAAAGAGGCTACGGGCGAGGACTTGACTTCTCAACTTGATTCACTTATGCGCAGCCTTGAAACATTACTTGAACCTTTAGGCGGATTTTTAATCCCTATTTTAAAGGACATTATAAATGTTATTGGGCCAACACTTAAGGAATTAATGCCTGTTATAAGTGAAAATTTAGGTGAGTTATTTGAAAAAATAGACCCACTCATACAGGAAGCGTTGCCAAAACTTATTGATGCCTGGAAACAAATAATCCCATTGCTGGCTGAATTAATAGGAGCTATTTTACCACCTATAATTGAATTATGGTCCTCTCTGATTGAGCCTTTATCAGAATTAATGACAACACTGCTACCTCCATTGATAAAGCTTTTTCAGTCTATCATGGAACCGCTTATGGAAATAATACAGGCAATCCTGCCGCCTATTATTTCTTTATTTAATGCTCTGCTTGAACCTCTAATGGAGTTAGTGGATGCATTAATCCCGCCATTAACGCAGTTACTTAAGGCTTTAATACCCGTTTTTGACGGGCTAAAGCCTATTATACAAACCGTCGGCGAAATAATTTCTAATGTTTTTAGCGCTGCCATTGATGCGGTGGGCCCTTTGCTAGATAATTTAACAAGCGGGCTTAAAGGAGTAACTGATTTCCTCTCTGGCGTCTTTTCCGGTGACTGGGAAGCAGCATGGGAAGGCATCGTTGATATGTTTAAGGGCATAATTAACGCAATCCCATCTGCATTAGAAGGGGTCATCAACGGCGCTATTGGCATAATTAATGGCATGATAAGCGGAATTAACAAGCTTACAGGAATAATTGGTATACCTGCTATTCCCAAAATACCAAATGTAACAATACCGCGTTTTCATGCGGGTGGTATTGTCGACTTTGAAGTGGGCAGTGAAGGTGTTGCTCTTTTAAAAGAGGGTGAAATGGTACTGACAGCAAAGCAACAGGCCGATTTGTTGTCTATGATTGATTCAGGGGCAGCTTTCAGCGCTAAAGAACAACAGGTCATCAATGCTTATTTCAGCCTTTCTGGCGATGTGAAAATGGATGGCTTTAAGGTAGGTAATGTGGTTATGAGAAATATTGATGATGTCAAAAGATTTACGTAGGTGACACATGAAAGCATATATTAATGATATTGAATATGAGCTGGATGCGCAAAGCTTATCATTGAGCGAAAAATCTGGCAATTCTACTGCGTCAGACATTGCTGTATTTGTTGGCAAAAATCAACCAATACCACAAAGCGGAGATATAATTGAAATAAAAGACAGCGAAGGCGATATTTATTTTTTAGGGGTATGCGGGATACCTAAAAGCCCGGAATACAGCAGCCCGTATGATGTGCGCAGGTATGAAATAACTTGTTCTAACGCTAATAGCATACTTGCACGCCGCGTAGCAAATGTTGCATATAAAGGATATACAATAACACAGATAGTAACAGATTTATATAACCGATATATTCAGGCTGAGGGCTTTACACTTGGCACCATAAGCGACATACCTATAGTAATCAATGTGTATACGGCGGCAGATTTTAATTTAAAAGATGTGCTTGACGAGCTTGCCGAATATGTACAGGGAGTGTGGCAGTGCACAAACGAGCGGACATTTAATTTTATTGCTAGTGCTGATTTCCCGCGATTGGAAAAAACAATCAACAGCGATTTTATTCCTATTACCAATATACAGCTTTCAGTAAAGGATACTGATTTAAGGACAAATCAAATAATTAGCGGTGCTACTTCTACTACAGATATTCAAACAGAGCAATTTACATATTCAAACGATGAAATTGAAAGCTTTACACTTTCATTCCCGCTTTCGCAAAGACCGGCAATTAAAATCAATAATAATCCCATTGAACCATCAGTTATCGGCGTTTCCGGACTTGATGAGGGAAATGACTTTATGTTCTTTTTTACATACAACAGTCAAATTTTAACCTATAACAAAGATTATTCCGGGACACTTTTATCAGTTGGCGATATACTAGAGGTTAACTATACAGGCATCTATCAAACACGCATAGAACTGCGTAACGAGGATATGGTAGCTAAAATATCTGAAAAGACAAATACAAGCGGGCTTATAGATAATGTGAGAATTGACAAAACCATTTCAAATATAGATGATGCTGTCAATTTAGCTTCATCACTGCTTGGCAATCATGGAGATTACAGGAGCGAGATAACGGCATGGACAACAGTTAAAATGCTTAACGAAATGGGGCTGCAGTATGCGGACACACAGTTGCTTAAAAAATGGACGTTTGATTTGCCTCAATATGGTATTATAGGCGATTATGTTATTATTGAGCGCACTACAAGCCAGCTTATATTAAAGCCGGGTATAGAAAACATGCAGGTTACATTAAAGTTTGTTGACAGAGGATTTTTAAAGTCATATGGTGAAATTTTTAATGAGCTTTCGAAGTCAGTAGCACAGCTTAATTTCCGTGAGGATGAAACGGTTGTTGATGTTACAGCTATCAATGAGCCAGTGGATTTAAGCGAGATGGAAGCAAGAGCAGAACATGTTGGTTTTACTCCAATTTGGTGTACGAGCGAAACGATGTTTGATTTTAATGGTCAACGTGTAAGCCCAACAGAATTATCACTATATATGTTCAGCACTGAAACAGGAGGACAATAAATGAAAATTGGCGGGAAATATAAAATAGAGGTAATAGATAAAGCTACCGGAACCAAAGAAATAATACGGCTTGATAACATGCTTATGTATATAAATCAACGTATACATATTTCATTGCTGGCAGGAACTTTTCAAAGTGAAGGGTTTAGTATAAACGATTTGGATATAAAATATTTTGCTTTTGGAGATTCAAGCGCGCCTGCATCAGCTTTTCAAACCTCTCTAGGAAATGAGTTGTTTAGGAAACAGATTACCAGTAAGCAGATAGGGGCAAGCTTTGTACGGAGCATAGTTTCGCTAACTTCGAATGAAGCTAATTTTAACATTAGAGAGATAGGGGTATTTGCCGGGGCAAATGCTACAATGGAGGCTGGCAGCGGAATAATGATAAGCCGTGCAGTGGTTAATATACAAAAATTTGAAAATAAAATTGTAAATATAACTCGTGATGATTATGTAAATATAAATTAGGGTGGGATAATATGTTTGAAAAAAAGACGTGGGTATCACGGACAGGCACTGGGCTTAACCTATATTCTATCGATGGCGGGGATCCTGTTGCAATAGTAAATAGGCCTACCAGTGTTTCGCGTTCAGGGGATGCTTTTTCATCACAAAATATGAATGGGATGGAGCAACGCATAGCAGACGCTTTTGATTCCGGCGAGGTTGGCAGCGGCGCTGTTGTTGGAATAGATAGCAGTGGAGAAAAAATTGGAGCAATACAGTTGGGAGAGGGCACAAACAATACTCCCGGCACAGTTCAAGCCTACAGTTATCGGCTGCTTAATTCTGATGGGACTATCCCTCCTGAGCGTCTAACTACAATACCAGAAGTAAATATAGTTGATAATTTAGACAGTACATCTAATACATCTGCGCTTTCGGCCAATCAAGGCCGGGTACTAGACGAAACAAAGGCAAACAGTGCAGATGTATACACAAAGACCCAGGTGGACGAGCTTTTGGAGGATGCAGGCGGCGGCAAAGCATACTCAACCATAGTAATAGGCACAAGCACATCGGGATACACAGCGCCGCAAGTGGACTATTTGTGTAACGGCAGCAATGACAGTGCGCAGATAACAGCGGCGGTTAATGCACTGCCGGATGACGGTGGGCAGATTTTGCTTTTGGAAGGCAGGTACCGCATATCGTCCACGATAAGCATTTCAAAGGACAATGTCACCATCAGGGGCATGTCAGAAAACAGCATACTCAGTATCCCGAGTAATAATTTTAACCAGATTACTATGTTTGCAGTGGCAAATGGTACAAGCGGGCTCAGGTTTGAAAGCCTTGCGCTGGACGGACTGGGAGGCGTTGAGGACAACAACCCGCCCTATCTTGCAGAAAATACAGCTGGGGACACAAGCCCACTGTCCATAAGCTTTTCAAACTGCCTTGTGCGGGGGTTTAAGAACCCGTGTATCAAGTCCGCGCTTACAGACAGTGTGCTTGAAAACATACAATCTGATAACGTTGGGGGCTATTCCTCCGGCTACAGCTGCATTAATTTGCAGGATAACAATATTGTCAGCGGGTGCAGGGATGTGGCGTTTACAATATTGGGGGACAGCAACAGGATTATTGACTGTAAAATACCTTATACTGTCAGCCAGATGGCGGGTGGATTTAGTGATTTTAAGGTTAGCGGGAGCTATAACAGGGTGACAGGCTGCTGGATAAATGCAAAAACAGAGATAGGGGTTGAAGGAAGCGGCTCATCCAGCTCCTACAATATTATAACCGGCAACTGGTTTTATGGGAATTCATTTATAGCTACCGCGATTAATGTATATGGGACAAGCATATTTGCCTTTAATTTTTACAGTTCAGACTATACGCTTAATTCCGGTGCAGAGGTGCACGCGCTTAACAACTATACAATAGACTAGAGGGACAGTAATGATGGAGATAATAATAAGCGTATTTACAGTGCTGGGAACAAACGGGATAATATTGTTTTTTTTAAAGCGGTATTTTGACAGAAAGGACAGGCGTGAGCAGACTGAAAAGGTCAAGCGGGACAAGCTGTTTGCGAGGGTGGATACGTCGCTTGAGACGTTAAGGCTTTTGGCATATGCGCGAATGTCACAGGAGATAGAGCGGCTGCTTAGCAAGGGGTATGCGACACCGTCCGAGCGCAGGATTTTGGATGAGATGTACCAGAACTATAAGGCACATGGCTGGAACGGGGATATGGACATAAGGCTGAAAAAGGTGTATGCGCTGAGAACAGACCATGCAAACAAAGATAAAGGGGAGAAATGATATGATAAAGTTTAAGTATTTGTTATCGGTTTTAGCGGGAGCGGTGGCGGCGTATTTTGAGCAGTACATAGTACTTTACGGGCTGCTGTTTGCGGCGGTGATTTTAGACCTTGCGACAGGGTGTGTAGCCTCCGCCGTTACGGGAGAGGGGCTAAACAGCTCCAAGGCGTTTAAAGGCGTGCTTAAAAAGGCGGCGCTGTTTGTGGCTTTGGGGTTTGGCACGTTTTTGGATGTGTTTTTACCGTTTGCGGCTGAAAAAATAGGGCTTACGCTACCGGATATGCTTATATTTAGTGCGGTAATATGTGTATATATTGTGCTATGCGAGTGTATATCGGTGTGTGAGAATTTATACAGGTGCAGTGAAAACATACTGCCAAAATGGGTTGTAAAGCTTTTGGGGCTGGCAAAGGACCAGATTGATAATATGGGTGAGCAAAAATAGAGCCCACCCGGGTTACAGGTGGGTTATGCGGTTTAGCAAAACCTGATTACGGCCGCGTTTCTGCATTGATTTTTTGCTCAACCTCTCGCATGGCGGCTTCTGTTTTTGCGTTATACCGTTGTTGGGTAAGGCTAAAAGGCAAGAGCCTAACATTAGAGATTTATAAGGAGAGAAGCAAATGAAAAAGATATATTTACACATAGGGCACGGCGGCAGTGACAGCGGCGCGGTAGGAAGTGTCGCAAAAGAGAAGGACATAACGCTTAAGATTGGAACTCTTACCTACTATGAGCTTATAAAGCAGGGCTATGATGTTATAATGAGCCGAAACAGCGATGTTTCAAACCAGAATGCATCCAAGACGGCAAACAGCTGGGGCGCGCAGCTTGTAATATCAATACACTGCAACTCATATACCGACCAAAGTGCAAGCGGGACTGAGGTGCTTATATACAAGCGTGGCGGGCAAGCCGAGAAGTTTGCAAGTATACTGCTGCCTTATGCGGTTAAGGCGCTGGCAAGTAAGAATCGCGGGGTAAAGGAGCAGAATGTTGAGATACTCAGAAACACAAATGCGCCGGCGGTGCTACTGGAGACGGGTTTTGTATCTAACAAGGCAGAGGAGTTTAAGCTGATAGACAGTGTGTATCAGCAGAAAATAGCGGAGGCTATTGCAAAAGCTGTATGCGAGTATTACGGAAAGGAGTATGTAGACATGGACTATCAAGGTCACTGGGCAGAAAAGTATATTGAGCGGGTGATGGACGAGGGAATAATGGTAGGCGACGGTGATGGAAATTTCAGGCCGGACGATAACCTGACTCGGGCGGAGGCCGCGGTTTTAGTCTGCAAGATTTTAGACTTAATGTAGCATTCTTATGCCTTTTATATTACTTTAAAAAAGTTTTGTTTTGGTTTTGAGTTGCAGTACGCGTTGCAGTAAAATTCACTTAAATGCTGATTATATAAGGGGTTTGTGGATGTTTATTTAGGTCATCCCGACCACGTCGGAGCAAAGTCCGCTTTGCTCCGACTTATTTTTTTACAAAAATAAGTCATCCGCTCGCTTCCTTGCTCCTCCTTTTTTGTGAAAAGTCACGCTCGGTTTGCCTGCTCGTTTGTAAACGCACTCGCGGCGGCTCACATTCGCTACCAACTTTTCACGATATTGCGCCTTCGGCACAGCCGAAGCGCCCTGGCGTTGCTGCATTTGCGGACAAGTTCTGTAAAAACACTCGTACCATCGTGGGGCGGTTTTTAGCCGCCCCGTTTTTTGTTTTGGGCTGCTTTAAAGTGGCTTGATATCTGGCTTTTTAGGGCTTTGGCTATTTTTGAGATGTTTTTAAGTGCC